ATAGCATCAGGAGACATTTCCCATCCGGGAGTAGGTAATTTTACTTCCTCTTTTTTAAATAAATCTCCTATCCATCTACCAATCTTACCGAAAAGATAAACAGGACTTGTATGTTCAAACCACCATCTTATTCCTTCTCCTATCTTTTCTCCAATAATTTCACCAATTTTTCTCCAATCCTCTATATGCTCTTCTACTATTTGTTTAAGCCACTCCCAAGCTCTAAATTCAGCTTCCAGGTACGCTTTTATTGCATCTACAATTATTTTTCCTGCAGTATCGTCTTCTTTAAATTTCTTGCTCATACCCCTAATGAACCCTTGAAAGAAAGAACCAATAAGCGTTACAAAATCCCACATAACTTCTAATTTAAGTTGCACGGTTTTCCCTATTTTTATCACCTGTTCTCTAAAGGTATCCCACCAAGTCTTAGCAGTATCTTCAGCGGATTCTTCAGGTTTGACAATTTTAATAACAAGCTCATATACTTTTTTTATATCCGCAGGTAATCCAATTAGCCAATCTTTAAATGCAATTAGAGAATCTTTAATGGCAGGCCACTTATTCTCCAGCCAATCCCAAGCTTTTCCGATTATATCGATTGACCACTCGTAAGTTTTATTAGCAAGACTTTTTAACCAATCCCACAAACCTATAGCATAATCCTTTATTATAGGCCATACACTTTTTAACCAATCCCAGGTTTTTCCTGCTATATTCACAACCCAATTAATAGTTTTTCCTCTAAGAGGTTCTAACCATTTCCAAAAAGCTTTAGCTGGTTCTTTTATTTCAGGCCATATGAATTGTAAAAAATTCCATATAGCTCCCGCAAGGTCAATACTAAAAGTAAAAGCAACATTACTTAATTTTGATAACCACTCCCAAAATCCTTTAACAGAAATAGAAATATTCGGCCAGACATTCTTGAGCCAATCCCAAGCGTTACCAGATAATTCAAGTGTCCATTTCCAAGTTTTATCTAATATATTTATAATCTCTGGAAAAACTCCTTCTTTCAACCATTCCCAGGCTTTACCTGCCGTGTTAATAGTCCATATCCAGACTTTATCTAAAGTAGATGTTATCTTAGGAAAGGCGTCTTCTTTTAGCCACTCCCAAGCTTTACCTGCTGTTGCAATTGTCCATGTCCAGGTTTTAGAGAGAACATCAGATATTTTAGGAAAAGCTTGTTCTCGTAGCCAATCCCATGCTTTGCCCACAAGATTAATAGTCCACTCCCAGGCAACTTTCCCATACTTTGCCATCCAACCATTAATAGAATTAAAAATAGGCTCTATCGCATTCCATACCGCCTCAGTCTTTCCTTGTATGTCTCCCCAATTATTTGCCCAAGCAAGAGCAAGTGCTACTATACCTACAGTAATAAGCCCGATAGGAGTTAAAATAAGACCGAGCACTCCCATGATTAGTGTCCCAATGGCAATAAAAAGTCCTGCTATTTTTCCAAAGAGCGATAAAGAACCAACAAGAGCGAGGATAGCTCCTGTCATCAAAGTTACTTTTACAATCGCTTCTTTTTGCTTAGGAGTGAGTGCTTTTAAAGCATTTCCCCACTCTGTTGTTATATCTACTATACGCTGTGTTGTCTGGACTATTACAGGTTTTAATAAAAATCCTATCTCCTCAGCTAAATCCCCCATAGCATTTTTAGCTTTTGAGAGTGCGCCAGCCAATGTCTTACCAGTTGCAATAGCCAAACTCCCTGCGTTCTCCTCAAAAATCTCCATTAGGATATTTATCTTCTCATTTTCATCAGCAAGCTCTAACATCTTTCTTTGAGTATCTGTAAGCTTTATTCCCATCTGAACAAGACGTCCAGCTTGCCCTCCAAGTGCAACTCCGACCATCTTCGCAACTGAGGCAAGGTCAGCCTGAGCACCACTTGTATTCTCAGTCATAATGGCAAGGTTAAGCAAATGGGGAGTTAATTCCTTTATTTGTTTTGTGGTAAGACTGAATGAGGCAAGCATCGCCTGTCCAGCGGTTATTTGCTCATCACCAAATTGAGTTACTCTTTGAAGAGCTGATGCCTGATCCAACAAAGCATCAATATTTTCTTTCGTTGCCTCATTATGATTTTTCAGTTGTTGAACGAGCTTTGCTGTAGCTTTTTCTTGTTGTTGTGCTGCATACACACCAACACCCAGAGCAGCAGCATACGCCAAGAAACCCCACCTCGCAGCAGAGGAAAGTTGATCAACTGAGCGCTTAACCTTATCAAAGTTTTTTTGCATCTGCTCGGTAGCACGTTTCGTTTTATCACGTGCTTGCTCAACCTCACGAGAAAACTTTTGCATATCCGAGCCAATGGTTACATATGCCTTACCTAACTCCATATCATCCTATCCTCATACCTTTACTTGGTAATTTTATCCCTCGCTTTTTTGCAGCAGATATATGCGATGGTGTTATTCCCTTTTTGCCTTCCTTGCCATCCCCCCAGAAAACTTTTTGAATTTCAGGAATCTCTCCCCATAAAGTCCATATCCGAACCATAGGAATTTCCTTGATCTCTGAGGGAGAAAGATGGTAGTAATGTATCAGCATACAATACACAAATTTAAAACTTACTTTTTTCCCCTCTCTCCCTTTTTTGCTGGGGGGTTTTGAGTTTGTTCACCCCCCAATTTTTGTAGAATTTCCTGGATTTTTTCTAAGTTTCCAAGGTCTATCATCCGTCCAACATCTTCAACTTTCAATCCCGAGTGATTTTTTCGCAAAGCAAGATACAGCATATACCTTGTTCCTCTGAAACTTGCAAGGAGCTTATTTATATCCTCACCCGGGAATTTTTCCTCAAGCTCTACAAAATCATTTAAATCAAGAGAAGAAAGCTTGTATTCATTCCCTTTTAACTCAACTGTTTGAAATTCACTCATACATATCTCCTTTATGTCTCATAACTTAATTCTCCCACACCTTGGAACGTAAGCGCCTCATCCACTATAGCATCAACCGCAGTAGATAGATTTATCCCTGTGATAATCCCGTAACCCTCATATCTTTTACCGGTATCAGATGAAGAATCAGTCCCTTTATCAGTATCATCGTCGTCAACGTAGAACTTTAAGATTATTTTCGTGCCCCGAAGATTTAGAAGCCCGCTATCTACCCAGTGCCGTGTCGCAGCTCCTGTCCAGCCATCCTGACAACCGATGTAGTTTCTGTGACCAGCATCTTCAAAATCGGTGACATCCAGAGCATCACCTGTAAAATCTATTGACCAGTCGAAGAACCCACCGTATTGCTTAATAGACCCCGTATCAGCTTTTGACTCGCCTTCTTCTGCCCACCATCTGTACGTAACTGCTACTGCCGATGATGTAGCTCCTGCATCAGGAATTGTGAGATAACCTCGTGGAGTACATGTCCAGCGTGAATACTCACTTGCTGTCGATGTCCTGTGTTTATAGACATTACTCACTACTACATTTTTATGAGCAAGCCACATTGCATTTGCCGTAAGAGTCCCAGATTCTTGCGATGTGAGATGACCCGTTCCAGAGGTAGCATAGAAAGCTCCGACCTTACCCGAACGCTCTGCCATTATCCCTTCACCTCAACTAACTTTCTACGTAACTAAGCTCACCACATCCCTGGAAAGCATACTCAACTGTCGCAACGCCATCTACCGACGATGCAGGAGATGTACCTGTGCAAAGAACTGACCCAGAATAAAAAGGTCCCGATGTCTTGTACACATAGAATTTCCCCGCATACTTTGTTCCTACTGCTACCGTGGTTGACCAGCCAGGCTGACCAAATCCTGAACAAGTCGCAGTCCAGCCGTCAAGTCCCGCAACGTAGTTTCTGTGACCGGAGTCTGCAAAATCCGTCACATCCAGAGCATCACCCGAGTAGTCAATCGACCACTCTCTAAGACCTGCAATAACAGTCCCACCTGCTGATACCGACGCAGTCTTACCGCACACTTCCGACATTTACCTTACACCTCTTTTTATTCTCATAAAAAAAGCCCCGACTTTTTGTCAGGGCATTCACTTAACCTATTTTCCAAAATTTCCTTACTTTACTTTAATTTTCTTACCTTTCTTAAAATAATCCTCTGCTCTATAAATCTTCTCTCCCACATGTCCGACCTTCACTCTCGTGTCACACCAGACTTTGAATCCGAGTTCCCAAGCTCTAAGACAAAATGTCCAGTCAGTACCAATCCTGAGCCCGTAAACCGTGACGTACTCAAAGCGTGGGTACTGCATAGCGAGGAATACATCTCGCTTGATGAGCGTAAAGCCAGTCGGAACGACTATTCTTTGCCCCTTGTAGTCACAAAAAAGCGAATCATCAGGATAATCATCTGCAAGCATTATCCCCTTCTCTGGCACAAAATAACCCATTGTCGGCTCTAATTTTTCACTTTTGCGAGGATAAAAACCTGCGACAACGTCTTTGTCATCCTCTGCGAGTGCATGAATCCCATCTATCGTGAATTTCATATCAGCATCTATCATCATTAGATAATCACAATCTGATGCGAGCAAAGACTTACTGAGCTCGTCTTTTGTCTTATTCAAGTTGCAGGTTGCATAATCAAAGTAATTTCTCGGTAAACTCTTTGTTATCTGGGGAAGCACAAAGTCAATTCTATCACCCTTTATTTTCTCCAGATTGTCAATGAATGAATTGGCAACCGTCTGATACATCTCCAAAAAAGACAGGTAATAATCCCGTGTGGGTGCACCGTAAGTTGACAAGCCTAAATGGATTCTCCTAATTTTCCGCTCAACCTCCAAACCTTTTGAGTAACAAAGAATTCTCGGAAATTCATCGTGGAGTTTTTTTGCAACGTACCCCTGGAAGTCCCCGAATGAGTAGATATGTCTGTGCTCACCGCTTGTCATGAAGGGACTATCAAGTGGCTCTCTCTCAGGCACGGTGAAGATGACATTTTTTCCGACCCTCTCCATTTCAGATAAAAGCTCCCAGTCCTTGTCAACGTGCTCAAGAATCCCTGCGCCAATAACAACATCAAACTCTTTATCTTTGAACGGTAAGGGTGGCACTTTCGCCTTGATGATGTTATGACCTTTTTTCTTACCCATCGCTACTGCGGTACGGGAGAAGTCAACACCGACAAGCTCTAAGTCAGGGCGTCTTTCTTTCAGCATGTCAAGTAGCTCGCACCTTCCAGAACCCACGTCTAACACTTTGCCATTCTCTGGCATCATGTGCCGTATCTCCTGATGTGATACGGCAGCCTTCTTTTTCTTCGGTGTCTCCTTCCATTTAGCGTCCCAGTAAGTAGGCGTGTTCGGATTAGGTTTTACCTCAACCTCTGTCTTGGGTGGTGTGATAAGCCTCTTAACAAGTGCCTCACGCTGTATAAAATGCTCTTTCTGTTTCCAGAGTGACTTATTGCCTTCAGGAAGATAGATTATCCGTTTCAGCAGCTCGTGTGATAGGATATGATTAAACCCTGTGTAGTAGCTAATGAGTATATCATCCCCCCGCATAGACCAATCCCACATAGGTATAACGAGTGGCACTTTCTCTAAGAGGCGCCTCTCCAAGAACATAAACTTTCCAATCACCATATTGACAGGTATGTCCCTTTCTTTCGGCAACCCCGCCCCGTGGTAGTGGGGTGCTTCTCGTGATGCAAGCCTTCCCTCAACACCGATAATCTTGTCAGGATTCTTTTTGCTCTCGGTTATGCAGGTAGCGATAAAATCTTTACTTGTCGGACATACGTCATCATCCATAATCATTACATACTCAGTCTTTGCCATGCTCGCTACAAGCCACCTTGGCCAGCACATGAAGTTCATATCGGATGAGCGGATATTAAAATCCCCTTGTGGACATGTACCAGAATGTGCATTATCCCACACGATTATTTCTGGCCGTTCCGTCTGACTTTTCAAAGAGCTAATAATTTTCTGCAAATTCTCCTCTCTTGCCCAGTTAAGAAGAATCGCGGTAACTTTTGCCTTGCTCACTCTATTAATTGGCATTCATTTCTCCTATTAAATCATTTTTATGCTGTACAATCACCTCTACATTTTTATCATTAGACTTCGCAAACTCCACTTCCCACCAGATAGGTTCATTTGTAGTCATGTGCATAGTCATTCCGTATTTCTCATCAGGCACTGTCTCAATAAAATGGATAGTTTTCGTTTTCGTCACCCTAAGTATCTCGTCCAAGCTTGGCTCTATCATATGCTCTGGCAGGTGCTCTAAAACATCGGTAGATACCGTGACGTCAAACTCATCACTATCATACGGCATATCCCAGAGTGGACATTCCATGAAGAATTTCCTATCATAGCGAAGTCCTTTGAATGATATGTCAGTGCCAAATGCCTGCATACCGAATCGTCTCATAATATAAACTGACGTTCCGTCACCACAGCCGATGTCAAGGATTTTACCTGTAATGCCAAGTCTTTGCAGGTAAAGTGGTAGCAATGTTGCACAAAATGAGTGGTGTTTTTTAAGTTGCCAGAGTCGGTCGTACTTTTCTTTTTCCGTCATCAAGTCGCCTTTGTGATTTGTATTCTGTATCTTATATAGCAGTGCCAGACGTTGTCTATTTTCTCAATATTATCAAAATCTCTTGTGCAACAGACATGTGTCCAGCTATTTTCAAAGGTCAGTACCGCATAATCAAATACATCAGTTAATTTCGTGAAGATGTCCTCTATTTCAGTGACTGGATTCGCCGAAGAAAAACAAGTAAATTGGTATAGCGTTCCCTCCATTTTGGAAGTAAACGTATACTCTGGAATACCTGATACCTTATGAAACGTCACATACGGAAATATCACGTTCTGTGGCGCCTCAGTGAAGAATAACCTCGTTCCCCGTGTCGTTATCCCCTCACGGATTTGACCATAGACAGTCGCCTTGAGGTCAGCGTCCCCCACAAATTTATTGTAAATTGCTTTTCTTATCTCTTGCATTATTTACCCTGGTGGACGAGGCCGGATTTGCACCGGCGTCCAAGTATAGATATTATCCTATGCCCAACGCACCAATGTGCCTACAAGAACCCTAATTGATAACTTGGGTAAAGTTTGTTTTTAAGCGACGTTTTTGTTATAAGGAATCTATACTTGTCGAACCTGATTTCTCGCCCTTCCTGTATCTTTTTGTAAATTGTGCCATGTTACATGACAAGACCTACAAAGCCAAATTAAATTCTCAGGAGAATTATTATTTTTATCCTTATCCCAATGATGGATATCAACATCTCTATCAATCAAACAATTAGCACAAATAGGTAGCCCCAACAATTGCTCTGCTATCTTACGAGCTCGTCTACTTTGAACAGACCTCGAGAATCCTTTCTGTCTTTTGCACCACTCCACTGGGAAGAACAAGATATGGAACAAAATCTACCATTATCTCTCTTGATTTCTGCCAATCTTACTGTAAATTCCCTTCCGCACCATTTACAATTTTTTATTACAGTAGACCTTTTTGCTATCATTTTTTAATTTTAGCCTTCAACTCATCAATATATCCAGCATCTACCAAGCAATAATTCTTCTCCCCGAAAATCTCTATAATTTTTGCCTCTCCGACAAATTCTGTAGGAGGTGCTACCAGATGAAGTTTCAATTTAATAACATCATCAACAAAGTCCTCAAATTCTATCCCTCTTATGCCAGGTAACATTTTCAGTAAGTCTTCGCCATTAAGATAAATTTTTGTATTCCAGCTTCTCCCATCAGGACATTTAATCCTGATTTTCTTATTTTTTGCATAGACAGGTGCTTCATATTTTATCTTTACCTCTGACATACTTTCCTCCCTAATATTTCTGTTTCTTTAAAAGCTTCTCGTTTATATCCCTTTGTTTTAGTACTGCCTTCAGGTGCTTTTCCCGTTTTCTCTGGCAAGGTTTTTTAGCCGAGCGATGCCGATTAACATCCTTTTTCAGCCCAGTGGTAAGGCACATCTTGTCAAAGACTTCAAGAGCTTTCCTGAGTGCATATTCTCCGTGTCCTCTAACCTCTATATCTATCATAAGTATTTTTTCCAGTCGCGGTGACGCTCCCAGCTTGGTACAAGGAAGGGTTTTGCACGCATCTTGTAAGTTCCGAGTTCTATGTAGCTGTTATGCACCAATACACCCGACACCATAAAAGAATTTTCATTTTCTATAGTAA